CCTCAAGAGATTTTATCTCAAAGGAGCTGGAAGCTCCTTCCACCCTAGGCGAATTCCTTGCCTAGGACGCTGTATGATGTCGATTGGACACCCAGTGAGTCGGCTCTCCAGAAACCTCGCGGTTCGAGGAGATCCAGACCCAGGCTTCCGAGTCCCAAAAGCTGCTTTAATAGCAGCTTTAGGTCCAGGGAATAGGGAGTACAGGTAACGATATCTATCGCATAGCGGATCCGGCCAGCGTAAGCTCCGGACCCCGACATGAGTGTAAACTTCCCGTACCTGGAGGTCATTGTTCCATCGCTGTTTAAGGCGATAGTTCAACCTCTCCGGGTATGCGTCATAGAGACTCAACGGATCCTTTACCGGGTTACCAGTATAGGACACGTTGCGAAACCGAGAGACAACAAACTCTCGTACATACTCAATCGTTCTCGTTAGATGCGGAAAGAACCGCTTCGCCCTATTATGAAAGTCGATAAGACCTTCTAATTCGGGTTTGCGGGAATCCATATCAACCTTCTGACGGAGAGGAGTGATCACTTTGCCATTAAAGGCATCGAGACCACAACTCTCTCGAAAGAGGCCGTTCGAGAACGACTTCATCCTGTTGACCTTGAGGTTACAAGCCTCAAGGAGACTGACCACGGATTCAAAGTAACGCCCGTGCACAGCGACATCGTCGCCATAGACACAAACGTACCTAGAATACCGTTCTATTAGTTCATCGCTTATCTGCGATGGATGCCAATAGTCGTCCTGCTCTAGCATCGCTGCTAGTGCTAAGAACAAACAGACCGCCGTCAACACCACAAAGGTTTTGCCATCGCCCATAGGGCTAAACATTGCCAATTGGTGTTCTGTCCCCTTCGGAAGGAGACAAAACGTCGGTCTTGTACAAGCTAAAGCGCGATAATCGCGCTTATTGAACAGATACCCAACCAGGCGCATAGGAATACGATCGGAAGCATCGGAAAGGTCCAAAGTGGACCAATTCCCGGTTGCTGAACCTTCGTACGCCGCGCACTGGTTGAGTGACTGATCCCAAGGTGTATACGACCATCTAACGATGGACGTAGACAGATACCTCTTGACGCATTCATCAATCCCAATCTGGCAGAAAACTGCCTCTTTGGGGGAGATAAACACGCCTCGGGGTCCCCCGATGTCCTTAGGTACCAGCGCAAGCCGGCACTTTATTGAACGTTCGTTCTTCCATGAGTCTCCCATCATTGCTTTCGCAGTGATAGGCGAAACCCAAAAGAAGTCGCGAGGGATGTATTGATGGAGCTGTTCATAGATCGTCGTGAGCTCTGACTTATCGTCATACTCACTGCGATCAAAAACGGCACCAGGACCATGACGCGCAAACTCCGCTATATGAGCGGGCGAGAGGTCAAGGTCCTTCATTACGTATCTGACAAGATAGCGCGCTAGGCGGAGACGCATCGCATCACGAGCTTTCGGCCCGTCATGCTTTGGTAGTCTCCATTTACGCGTTACCTCTTCTCTTTCCAAAAATTTGGAAAGATACTCGGAAGCTTGTTCGGCTGTCGGAACTGCTTTGATCTTCAGCTGGAAGCAAAGTACCTGATGGATGTCGCGAATCCACATTTCTGTGGTTCGCCCAACGCTCTGTACGAATAGTTTTGATACAATTCGCATAACGTTGGCATTCAAGAGGTAACTGTCGTTACCGGCTGACTCGAGGCCATCCAGAAATTCTTTACGAATTTCCTTCAAGTCGCTAATCGTCCATTTAGGATCGACTAGTAGTTCGAGGTCTTCACACAGACATGAAAACAATCTATTATTGTGTGTCATTATAGGTATATACCTTTCTGATGCTACTCACCCGTACAAACGGGCAGACCCACCATTTGGGCCGCGGCGTAATTGCCGACCGGTTAGACTTCCCGGTTAAAGAGCTGGTTCAAGAACTCACCGTCATTCGCAAGTGCGAGGCCGATGAGGGTGAACCAAGCTGTTCGGTACTCTGTCAACGTAATATCCGCCGTTTTCTCGAACTGGAGCTTCGGCGTGACCCGACCATAACTGATCGGGTTCGACTGGGCATCCAAGCGAGCAAGAGTTTGATCCATAGCCGCCAGGGACCGCTGAACATCAGTGCTATTTTGAGCACCAGTGTGCGCGATCCTAAGAAGCGTTGGGGACAGACTCGAAACGTGAGCGGATTGACGTTGGAACTCACCCGTTTTAGTACTCTGAATACGTGGAAAAGCCAAGGCGGAGCCTGGCCAATTCGCGGCATCCAGAGTTGACGGAACAATGAGTTTAGGAGTAAGCGTATCATTCATGGTTGATTTGCCGTATTAACTAACGGCGGTAGCCAAGTGCTATGAGCGCTCCCAAGAAGGCTTGTTTAAGGCCTGCCCGAGGGCGTAGCGAAGAGAGAGGGCTTGGTGCTCCTCTTACTGTTCGAGTATAACGAGAACAGCTTCGTATTAATGGCGGTGCAGATCCATACTGGCCTATTGGGGTAACACTTGCTGATTGCAAGTGCGGACCTTTATTTAGGTATCCAGTGCATATCTGCGTCGTCCACGTCCTTGTGAGGTTCCTCGATTCGGAACTCCACCATGTTGCATTGACTCTTGCGTTGTTCTGCAAAAAGAACGAATCAAGGGCCTTATCAACACTAAGCATCCAGTCCACTGCGAACGAGAAGGGAATTGCTTCCCAGACCGTAGACAGTGGATTGAGACCGATGAACCTTCGGTTGAAATCATCCAGCTGCTGAAACGCAGCTGTCATATATTCATCCTCGGAACTCTTGTACTTCACGTAGGCACCAAAGACTCTGTCACACCTCTCGGTGATGTCGGCCGTCTGCTGCCCATATGATGATACGAATCGAGAACCAGATTTCTGAATCTGGTTCGTGTCTCGGATGCTAACCCGGAAGGAGGACTTAAACTTCTTCCGCGATGCGAGTTCGCGAGCTAAGTCACGGGAATCACCTATCGTCGGCATAATGCCGAAGTTATAGTTGAGTATCCCGTCACTCATTCCGCGATAAACGTCACGCAAGAACCACTTCGTACCGAATTTGAGACGCTGCCCTTGGGCATAGTCTCGGATCCGAACGATAGCCATATGCAGTGCTTGGCGCTTCTTGAACATCTTCCATAAGGAAGGAAATTCTCGAAGCTCCCACAGCATATTGGCCCCGTGGATATTTTCTAAACGTGACATGACTCTAGGAACGAGTTCGTGCAGTCGATCATCAGATCTTCCGCCCGACCCGATGGTGCCCAGATTTTTCGTCAAGATATCGGTGTTGCCAACAGCGACATTAGCCCAAGCTACTAAATCGTAGTAGGGTTGACTGCCGTGCATGACCTCACCGACCTCGAGGTATTTCTGGGTACTATTCCATGACGGGCGTACATAGTATGGACTCGCGAATCGGACAGCATCGACGACCGGGTAGGCCGTCGATAGCCGCTTATCGTGTGAACAGTTCCCGAAGCCCTTGAACTGCGGTTCTTCATCACTTATCGTTTCGGCAGTCCCTAATTGGGACTCTGCCGGAGCGTAGTGCTGATACACCGCGCCCGAGGGGATCATGGGGTAACACCCATACGGTCCTTGGCCCGAAGGGCCATAGACCGGGGTGCCCACATAATTCTGCGACAGCGACGGTGTTACCACCGTCGTTAGCGTATTGCGGGTTCTAGTACGAGTAGTCATAATAATAGCAGGAGAGGCCCCATGGGGGCC